ATTTCGGACGGCTTACGAGGAGATCGCCCGCAAGAACGGCAAGAGCACGAAGGCGGCGGGGGTAGGACTCTACCTCTTCGATGCCGATAAAGAGCCTGGGGCGGAGGTGTACACCGCCGCGACGAAGCGGGACCAGGCCCGGATCACGCACTCCGAAGCGACGCGGATGGTCAAGAAATCGGCGGCGCTCAAGAAGCGGATCGCGATTTACAAGGACAACCTGCACAACGAGGCGACGGCCAGCAAGTTTGAGCCAGTAGGCCGCGATGCGGACAGCCTTGACGGGCTGAACATTCACGGGGCCATCGTGGATGAGCTGCACGCCCACAAGACGCGGGACTTGTGGGATGTGCTGGAAACGGCGACCGGGGCGCGCCGGCAGCCGCTGATGTACGCGATTACGACGGCGGGCTACAACCGGCAAAGTATCTGCTACGAGCTGCACGACTACACCCGCAAGGTGCTTGAGGGCATCATCGAGGATGACTCGTTTTTCGGGATCATCTTCACGCTCGATGAGGGCGACGATTGGGAGGATGAGGCCAACTGGATTAAGGCCAACCCGAACCTGGGTGTCTCGGTAAAGCTGGACGACCTGCGGCGCAAGGCGGCCAAGGCCAAGAAGATGCCCAGCGCGCTCAACGCCTTTTTGCGACTGCACATGAATGTGTGGACGCAGGCCGAGACGAAGTGGCTCAATCCCGAAAAGTGGCGGGCCTGCGGCGATGAGCCGGTAGACCCGGAGGCGCTCCTAAAACGGGTTTGTTACGGTGGGCTGGACCTATCGTCCACAATTGACATCACGGCCTTCCTCCTGGTCTTCCCGCCAGAGGAGAAGGGCGAGCCGTACCGGGTGCTGTGCTTCTTCTGGATACCAGAGGCAGCGATGCACGAACGGTCCAAAAGGGACCGCGTGCCCTACGACGCCTGGGTGCGCGAGGGCTATATCGAGGCCACGCCGGGCGATGTGATTGATTACGATTTTATCATCGCCGACATCCTGGAACTGGCGGAGCGGTACGACCTGAAGGAAGTCGCCTTTGACCGCTGGGGCGCGTCGAAGATGATCCAGGAATTACAAGAAGTCGAGCTGACGGTGGCGCAGTTCGGGCAGGGCTTCGCCTCGATGAGTGGGCCGATGAAGGAATTGGAGCGGCTGGTTGCGGCGGGGGAACTGGCGCACGGGAACAACCCGGTGCTGCGCTGGATGGCCGACAACCTGGTGGCCCGGCAGGACCCGGCAGGCAACATCAAGCCGGATAAGGCCAAGAGCATCGAGAAGATAGACGGGATGGTGGCCCTGATCATGGCCCTGGCCAGAGCGATTGCGCACGAAGACGACAGCAGCGTATACGAGGAGCGGGGCGTACTGCTCCTGTAGGAGAACAGTTTGAATTTAAGGGGCATTTTTGCCAGGCTGTTTGAGCGGCGGGTACATCCTGGCCAGGGGATTGATTGGACCAGGTGGCTGGGCCTGAAGGACACGCCGGCAGGGGTCCACGTAGACCAGAACACCAGCTTGCAGCAGGCGACGGTGTTTGCCTGCGTGCGAGTGCTGGCCGAAACGGAGGCCATGCTACCGCTCATTTTGTACCGGCGGCGGGCGGATCGGGGCAAGGACCGGGCGGTTGAGCACCCGCTGTATCCTGTTTTGCACAGCCTGGCTAACCCGGAAATGACCTCGATGGAGCTGCGCGAGACCCTGATGGGCCACGTGGGGCTGTGGGGCAACGGCTATGCCGAGATTGATTTTGCCAATGGTGGCTGGGTCAAGGCGCTGTGGCCGCTGCGCCCCGACAAGATGAAGGTGACGCGCCGGGCCGGGCGCTTGCTATACATTTACGAGATGCCGGCAGGCGCGCCGATGCGCTACGCCGAACTGCCCTTTGAGCGGGTGCTGCACATCCGGGGGCTGGGCTTTGACGGCATGGTGGGCTACGACCCGATTGGCCTGGCCCGCAATACGATTGGGCTGGCGATGGCGGCGGAGGAGTTTGGGAGCCGGCTCTTTGGCAACGGCACGCAGCTTGGGGTGACGTATGAGCACCCCGGCAAGCTGAGCGATGATGCCTACGAGCGGCTGCAAAAATCCATCGAGAAGCGCCACCAGGGGCTGACCAACGCGCACCGGCTGATGATCCTGGAAGAGGGGATGAAGGCCAGCCAGGTGGGCATCCCGCCAGAGAACGCGCAGTTTTTGGAGACGCGCAAGTTCCAGGTGGAGGAGATTGCCCGCTTTTACCGGATGCAGCTCCATAAGATTGGCTTTTTGGAACGCGCGACCTTCAGCAATATCGAGCACCAGGCCATTGAGTTTGTGACCGACACCATGCAGCCCTGGCTGACGCGCTGGGAGCAGGCGATCTACCGCGACCTGCTATCGGAGCGGGAGCGGACAGAATATTTTGCCGAGCACCTGGTTGACGCGCTGCTGCGGGGCGACACCACGAGCCGCTATGAGGCGTACAACATTGGCCGCAACGGCGGCTGGCTCTCCGCCAACGACATCCGCGAGCGGGAAAATATGAACCCGGTGGAAGGCGGCGATGTGTACCTGGTCCCGCTGAACATGGTGCCGGCGGATCAAGTGGGACAGCAGGGGAGCGGAGGAGCAGGGGAGCAGGGGAGCGATAAGGAGGATGACGCGGGGACGCGAAGTGGTGAGCGGCGGATAGCCCCCACCCCGGCCCTCTCCCAAGAGGGGAGGGAGCAGAGGGCGCAGAATGTGGCGAAGGGCCGGCAGCGGTTGGTAGCGGCCAATCGGCGGGTGATTGGGGACGCGGCGGGCCGGGTGCTCAAGCGGGAGATCGCCGATGTGCGGCGGGCCATCGAGAAGCACCTGAACAAGCGTGATGCGTTTCAGTTCAGCACGTGGCTGAGGCAGTTTTATGAGGAGCATCGGGCCTTTTGGCAGCGGCAAATGCTGCCGGTGCTGCTCTCCTACGCCGACCAGGTGGGGCTGGACGTGGCCGATGAATTGGGCAGCGACGACCCGCCCGGCAGCGACGACATCCGGGCCTTCATTGACGATTACGTGACGGCGCTGGCGGCCAGGGAGGTCGGTTCGAGCCATTTGCAGCTTCAGGCACTGCTTGACGAGGCGGTGAACGCAGGGTCAGACCCGGCCCCGCTTTTGGAAGAGCGGTTAAGCGAGTGGGAAGAGAAGCGGACGGACAAAGTGACCCGGCGCGAGGGATTTAACGCCCTCAACGCCTTTGCGGTCGGCTTTTACATCCTCCTGGGCGTGACCCTGAAGCGCTGGGCGAATGTGGGGGAGACGTGCCCGTACTGCCGGAATCTAAACGGCAAGGTGGTTGAGGTTGAGAAGTTCTTTTTAGAGAAAGACACCGACTTTCAGCCGGATGGGGCCGAGCGGCCCTTGAATGTGCGCTACAACATGGGCCACCCGCCGGCGCATAACGGCTGCGATTGTATTGTGGTGGCGGGGTAGGCCCTCCCCCATCCCCTCCCAAAGGGAGGGGGGAGAAAGAAGGAGGAGAGGATGGATTTTGAACGCAGATTTTTTGCCGGCAAGCTCGAACTGCGGGCCGAAGCGGACAAGCCCAAGCAGATACTTGGCTACGGGGCTGTATTTAACGCGCTCAGCGAAGATTTGGGCGGGTTTCGGGAGATTATCGAACCGGGCGCGTTTAGTGACGTGCTGGGCGATGACGTGCGGGCGCTGCTCAATCACGACCCGAATTTACTGTTGGGCCGGACCACGGCCGGCACGCTTGGCCTGACTGAGGATGAGGTGGGGCTGCGCTACGAAATTACGCCGCCCGATACCACCTACGCCAATGATTTGATTGTCAGCATCGGGCGCAAAGACCTTGACCAGTCGAGTTTCGCTTTCCGGGTAGCCGTGAAGGGTGAAACCTGGAAAGAGCCAACGGAAAGCCAGCCCTACTACCTGCGCATCATTCATAAATTTGCCAGGCTGTTCGATGTGTCGCCGGTCACGTTTCCGGCGTACCAGGCCACCTCGGTGGCCCTGCGTGATTATTTGCAAGCGATCAGCGCCGGCCAGGCGACCGGCAAGATGGCCGCAACAGAGGCAGCCAGGCGACTGCTCTTTATGCGGCAAAAATTGGAGCTGGAAAGCAAGCTCTAAGGCAGGCTAAAAGCCTGCCCTACAAATCAATATCCAAAACGCCTGACAGAGCTAAATGCCGGGGCATCCTTCGATAAACTCAGGATGCCCCTTTTTTGTTCAGGCAAATGACGAAAAGGAGAGTTCAAGCACTATGGACCCAAGAAAATTGCGTGAAGAGCGCGCCCGGCTGATTGCCCAGGCTCGCGCCCTTCTGGAAGCGGCTGAAGGCGCGAGCCGCGACCTGAGCCAGGAGGAGCAAAACCAGTGGGACACGCTGATGACCCAGGCCGACGAACTGCGCGGGCGCATCGAGCGCATCGAGCGCCAGGCGGCGCTGGACGCCGAAATGCGCCAGAGCCAGCACGACCCGCTGCATACCCAGACCCCGCCCGACGCGGGCAACGGGCAGCCAAGCGAGCAGGAACGGCGCATAAACGCCTTCCGGCGCATCCTGCCCTACTGGATTATTCAGGACTACCGCGGCATCCCCGCCAACGAACTTCGAGCTTTGCAGGCCGAAGTGGACATCAGCGGCGGCTACCTGCGCCCGCCCCAGCAGTTTGTTGACGAACTGATCAAGGCCATTGACGACCAGACCTATATCCGCCAGTGGGCGACCACTTTTACCGTGACCGGCGCCGAGTCAATGGGCGTGCCGACCCT